ATTATTCTTTAATAATCTTATCACAGTGTTTAGCACCTGTTTGATCAAATGTCATTACACAATTTTCTAAACTACATACATACTGTACTTGGTTTCCAGAATTACGTTCAGCCAATCTTTTAGCAGAAAGACACGTACTTAGGTTATCTTGATGATACCAGCCCTCAATATTTTTGTTACCACCATCAAATACATACAGGCTAAGTATAATAACTGATTCAATTAACATTACTTCTATCCTCTATATCTATTAATCTATCTTCGTGAAACTGTATAGTCATGGCGTTCTTCTTAATATGAGGCACTTCTTTTTCTATTTGTTCTTTAATCTTTTCTTGATTTTTTGAGAGAAATTCCACTAACATGTAGAGCTCGTTTATTTGTGGAGAAACCATATCACCTTTGGGCACCCCAGAAATAAATTCATTAGCTGCATCTAGGTCTTTTTCAATAAGTTGTAATTGTGTTTCTATGGAATTAAGTCTTTCAATAACACCAAAACCAAACCAAGCTGCGACTACAGCGCTGGCTACAATAGCAATAAGATTTTTAGCAGGTAAGCTTACCGGCATGTCTTCTGAAAGTTTCATGTAACCCCACTTAAATTTGTTTGTATTCTTCTTCTAAAGAATCAAAATGTTTTTGAGCTTTTTGTTTATCATGTACACAATCATGACACTGGCAGGAAGCACATTTACTCCCGTTTGAGCAATGGCAACTATGGCCACACTTTTCACAAATATAACTTAGGCCCATGCCGTTGTCTAGCATTTCCATCGTCTTCTTGCTTGTCTTATTCTTGAATTAGGATCGTTCCTAGTTTTAGCAGATGCTTTTTTTAATTGACCTAATGATCTTGCGCAATATGATTTACGTCTTTTTGCTGCAGCAGAACCAGCTTTAACTTTACCTGTAACTGCTGTTTTAAGTTTACTACCAGGATTAGCACGTCTATATGCAGCCACACCTTTTTTGGTCATACCTGCGCCAGACTTAGTCTTGCGATAGTTAGCCCCTGGACCAGTAGTGGTCTTAGCTATATTCCCCCTGGAGATAGCCATTAGCCTTGGCTTTGTTTAATAGCTTTAGCTGTTGGTGCACCTTTAGATCCTGGTTTACGCATTTTTTCACCGCTACCCGAAGCTATTCTTTGTTTCTTTTTATTTATGTTATACCACAAACCTTTGTTAGCAGTTGCTCCAGATTTGGTAACATGTGTACCTACTGCAGCTTTAATTCTTTTACCTGCTTTAGCTTTAACACGTTTTTTCATAGCACCGCCGCCCATAGCTTTGACACGTTTCTTCATGCCAGCCATTACTTACCTACTTTGCCGCCACGTTTCATGCGTTTTTTCATAGCACCGCCGCCCATAGCTTTGACACGTTTCTTCATAGAACCGCCGCCCATAGCTTTGACACGTTTCTTCATAGAACCGCCGCCCATAGCTTTTTTACGTGGCATCATTGCAAAATCTTTACCTGATATTTTACCATCATTATTTTTATCAAGTGATTTTTGACCACCTACTAATTTACCCTCTTTAGCTTTAACACGTTTTTTCATGCCGCCGCCCATGTTTTTTTTAACTCTTTTTTTCATGCCTACCATGTCGATATCTCCTATAAGATTTTCTTTTATTAACTGTACCATCGTAATAATCTGCAGGCCACTTATCATAGTAACCTTTTTTTTGCATTATATTACTGGCTCGCTCTAACTTATCATAATTTTGAATTAATACCATTAAAAAAGTATTATCTGGTTCCCAATTATTAGTATCTAAAAACTCTATTGGCTCGTCTTCTTCCTCATCAAAAGGATGAGATGCCATGAGATATATATCTTGTGGTACAAAAACCACATTATAACCTTCTATGAGTATATTTAACTCTTCAACTGTTATTTCTATGTCAGTACAGGCTACAATAACTATGTCTATTTTAGGGTCTTTTATTAGTTCTGTGCCTTCAACAATCTTGTCTATTAGGTTATAGTTTTTGGTAACTTCCAATATTTTCAATGCCTTATCTTTTCTAGCTTTAGCAGCGTAAGGACATACCGGTACATTACCTAGGTGTTTATTGGGTTGTTCTATAAAGTTTTTAGACCAGTCTAAGATGTCTTCACTTATTTTTTTCATCTACTTTATCATGTACATTGACTTTTAAATAATCAAGAAACCATGGGTTGTCTCTAAATACACCCATAAGATAATTACTTATTTGATTTACTACTAATTCTTCAGCATTATCTTCTTTTAAGGGCCCTTCAGCTACATTTAAACCAGAACCATATACACATGCATGCATAACTTCATGCAATACTGTATTAGCTTTTTCTTGGTTACCTAAAGAATCTTGCACCTGTATAACACCTTCTCTAGCTTTGTATTGTCCATAACAATCTGTTAATTCATCTGTTAAAAAGTCTGGTGCTATCCATTCTATTTTAATATCTCGATACCCTATTTTAATATGAGTAGGTTCACCTTTAGGTGTGTCTACTATAGTTGGTGTTTTTTTCTTTTTAATCATATGTTTTACGTGCTCCTATAGGGGGATTTTAGACCCTCCATTGTTTATTTTTCTTGGTTAAAAAAGTCTATCGCGCCACTTGTGTAAAAACTGCCATTTTTTGTGTCAATCTACCGCGTCTACCACTGTAAATATGTGTCGTGGTAGACTGTTTCTTTAATAATATCATAGCTTTACCTCAATTACCACCATTACCGCGTGTTTGAAACGTTCGTACAAAATAAACATCGTAGGGTCAAAATCTCCACTATAGTGGTAGCGTTAAAGTGTTGCATAAATGTCACACTTGTTCAGCATATCTGCTTTCACAAAATAGTTCAAAACTTTTTAGATTGTCACCATATTCAATTATATGTTGACCTATTAGTAAAATTTTGTTGTCGTGGATAAATTGATGACAAGCCCAATCATCTTGAAAACTTTTAATTTTGTATTCTCGTTGTATTGTAGTCTCAGAGCCATGAAACATTAACATTATTGTAATAACCCAATACATATTAAGTCCTAGTGTAAAATTTATCGAGACGGCGCAGGAACTCATGTTTTGCTTGTCTGTACTCTTCACCCTCTATCTTAAACTCTTGATAGTAAAGATCTTTTGAGCACATCAAAATCACCCCCTGTTCAATAGCCGTATCATATACTGCATCATGAGCCATACCATACGCCGCCATTTGCAGAAAATAATCGCCAATCCATTCACGTTGTTTTGGTTTATTAGTCTGCTTGAAGTCGATGATAGTAATTTTTCCATCCAGTTGTCCAACTAAATCGACACTACCAGCATATAAACCTGGATAATAAAGCGTAGCCTCATTTCCATATATCTCTGTCAATCTATTATCAATGCCTCGGTCCACGATTTTTTCTGCCATATGCTTGGCCACATTACCTACATCCGTCATATCCAGGTAACCTTGACCTAAACAATAGTTCTCCAAGTACATATGCATTGAGGTGCCACGTGCTGCGGCTTCTTGGGTAATACGTCGAGCTTCCTCAACGCCTACTTTATCTCGCCATCGCTGCAAAGAATCTCTTTTACTAGACTCCTGAGTTTCACCAAGCACTGTCGTAACCGATGGTAATCGTTCTGTAGTGCCATCGACATTATAATGCCGAAGACCTTCGATACTAGCGCGGGTACTAGAGGGATAATCATACTTTCTTATTAACTTCACACTATTCTTTCGTGTTTAAAATAAACAATACCTTCCAAGTAATCTATTTCATGCGGATTGCGGGTTAGTTCTTCTGGAAAAAGAGCACCCATACGGGCCCAGTTGGTATGCCCAAACTTTTTCTTACAGATCCGATCCACGGTGCTAGCTGGTAAATCTACCAGTTCATTAACCCCTTGTTCGTTTTCTACTGTTAAATTATATTTAGCCTCTTCTTCAGGAATCCATATAATTTCTAATTCTTCAGTGTCGGGCATACTATTCCTTCATCTGTGATGCATACGGATCAGTTGACAGCATGCGTTGTTTTTTATCAGGTTGTACACCAAGTATAATATCTTCTACATTTTTGTGAAAATAATTAACCATCTGCCCAATAATATTGTCTTGTGATAACGTGTCGGCTAGGTCTTTTAAATCTTCACCATGTTGTAAACAACGTGAGATCAGTTTACCTGATGCTCTTAGCTCGCGATCAAGATAAGAATCGGTTGGTTTAATCTTTACCCAAAATGCCAACGGCGTTACCCCATTATTATCTGCGGTGTAATTTACAATACCTACCACTTTACGGTCATCTATATTTTGAGTAAAAGTTGTACTCATCATCCGATCTGGAATCTTTGCTCTCACTATCGTATCTTCCTTATTTAAAATCATTTTCGTGTTCCTCGATAAATTGCCACAGTTTAATATTCGTATCTTTCACCTGTTCAATTTCGTGCCACATCGTATCTATAGTATGGTTTAGTTTACCCATATATCGAATATTTACAACCAAAAGTGCTAAACAAAAATACCAGACAATCAGCAATAAAGCTGTGTTAATGTACTTGCCCAGCGGCGGTGAGTATTCTTCCACTTACATTCTCCCAATAGTTTTTCATTAATATTTCATAATTACGTTTCCACATTGTGCGCATGCGTGGACAAGTTGCTTGTGTAAACATGTCTCGACAATTGTTAATGCGTTTAATTGCTATTACCATCCGTACTCATCCTCCGGGTTTAGTGGCATCACTCTTTACCTACTTCCGGCAAGGTTTCCCCTGACCATTTAATTTTTGATTCTCTACCACCTTCTACGTTCTTTCTTGTGTCTTCTATTGGTAGAAATACATAACCACTATGTGTAGTTACTTTCTTACCCATATGTAAAAATTCAACCTCACATTGTGGGCAATCTATTTCTTTACCACCATCACCAACAGTTGCAATTACTGGTGCAATTTTAATAAAACCGTTGCCATCACAGCGTGGGCATATTGTTTCAACTAGCTTTGGCACGTTTTCCATTTTTCTTTTTAGTTTCTTTAATCAACATGAATTCAATAACTTTTTGTATGCTTACCGGCACTTCAAAACGTTTTTTAGCTAATGATTCCAATTGGTTATGAGTATCCACGGATACTGATACTGATTTAAATTTACTTATATCTGGCATTATTTATTCCTTCTTTTTTGTGTTATACTATGGGATAATATAGTCATTTTATTTCATTTGACAAGAGTTTATTATAATTTATTATAAACTATCTTCTCACCTTCATATGTCGGATGCTATTTCTTAGTATCCGGCATTACTTTAGTGTATATCTCCCCAATTAGTACCTTCTTCAAAGTCTACTTTGTTAGGTACCCTTAACTCAACTGCTGCTTCCATAATATTAATTATTTTTTCTGCTTGTTCTGGTGACTCTACTGATATGTCAAGTTCATCATGTACTTGTATATGCGGTATGATACCTTCTTGGTATAAAGCCAACATAGATTGTTTTGTCATATCTGCAGCACTACCTTGAACCAGTTTGTTTAAAGCTTTGTAGGTAAATGCACGTTTAATGCCCGGGCCATGTTCCCTTAACGCATCTGCATGTGGCAATGGTTTCTTAATCCCAAAACCATGTGGCTCCCACAAATCAAAATGACATAAGCGTCCACCTATCGTTCTAATTTTACCGCTATCATCAGCGCGCCGTGATACTTGCTCAGATAACATTTTAACAAATGGTGCTTTCTGATGGTAGGTACGAATCAAATCTTCTGCGGCTTCTTTTAGTAAGCCTAACTCCGCCATCAATTTGTTTTTACCCATGCCATACATTAAACCTAAGTTAATGGTCTTGGCTTGTTTCCGTTCGATGCCGGCCATGTCTGCAATCATCTGATGGAAGTCAGCTTCCCCAGCATTGTACTGATCAACAATAGTTTGTGAACCTTCTAGCTTTAACAGTGATGCAAAGTGCACCACAATTCTTGGCTCTTGTTGTGAATAATCAAAACAACCCCAAGTATGATTCTTTTCTGGTACAAACAACGCTCTAATCTTTGGTCCTAGATCTTTATTTCGCGCTGGGATCTGTTGTAGGTTGGGGTTACTATAACTAAAGCGACCGGTTACAGTCCCCCCATCGTCCGACCGGATCTGGTTGATATCAGCATGGATACGACCTTTGTGTTCATGCTTAATAATAGTGTCAATAAAAGTTGTATGGGCTTTGTTAATTTCTCGCGCATGCGCAATTGCTTTCGGCAAATCGTGAGGGTGCGTTGATAAAAAGTTTTTGGTAAAACTTGGCGCACCTTTCTCCGTTCTATCGTACGGTAATTTAACTTTATCAAAGGCTTTCGCTATGGACGCTGCCGCCCATATCTCAACATCAAAACCAACTAGTTTTTGTATCCCCTTATAGATATCTTTTTCCTCTTTGATCAATTCTTGTTTAAGGATGTTGGCTTGCTCAACGTTAACACGAACGCCTTTGAACTTCATATCTATTAAACAAGGGAATAAGTTTGTCTCGAGATTAAACACGTCCCATAAGTCCTGTTTACTAATCTCGTGTTGTAATGCGTGCCATAACTTTAAGGTCACCACAGCATCTTGTTCGGCATACTCACCTACTAATGGTGCGGGTAGTCGCCACATCTCAGCTTTAGGATCTACACCCCAAGCTTTGGCGGCTTCTTGTAAAATCTTTTCGTTCTTACCCATGCCTACATATTGTTTACCGAGGGTGTTAAGGGCATAACCCCAACGGTTTTCGTCAATTAAAGATGCGGCAATTAAAGTATCAATGATACCACCACGAATATAAAAACCCATAGAACGTATCCAAGACACATCATACATTGCATTGTGAAATATTTTTGTTGCATCTGTATGCAAAACTTCTTCAAACCAATCTAAAACTAATGCTCGGTCCATGTTGCCTCCGCCTTCGTGCGCTATTGGAAAATACCCGGACCAACCTTCAACTGCTACCGCTATCCCGACCACTTCACCATTGCCATTGACTGAGCCTGAGCCACTATGCTTTAAGCCTGGATCTCTAGTCTCTAAATCTATGGCTATTTCTTTATGATCTTTTAAATCTGGTAAATGTGTTGGCGGAATCCATTCGGTTTCCGGCGTAAACATTGGTACTTGTAATGGTCTCATTTGTATTCCTCTTTTAGTTTGTTCAAGAACCAAATTGCTTTGTCTAGGTCCTCAATGGGTTTGCCTTTATGTTCGTGCCGCCAAATATATTTGACTGCACTGCCTTGTAGATAATATTTAAAACCGTCACCCTGCATAGAAGCAATAGCATCAATACATTGCACTCCGCCTTTATTGTAGTGAGCCGGGTGGTTAACTGGATCATATTTTTTG